TTTTGTCAACTTGACCAGTTCATCTCTTAAACTGGCGAAATCCCTTACTCCGTATGATATCTGTTTTGACATATTAAATGTTTATTATTACAAAATCTGATGTTGAAAACGCACCATTATTTACTGTATAATCTAATCGTACCTTGGCTGTGTATGGTTTTGATGACCCATCCGAAACTCTAAATAACCTCGAATCTTCCTCTTCTTGAGGACTCGTTGGTACTTCGGGATCGTTCTCTGCGTTTACTATACTTATCGAATTAATATCCAAATTGGGAATATAATTTCTTACACCTTCACGAATTTCATCCTCAATTTGAGAATATGAGATCGAGTCGTTTTGTTCGAAAATAAATTCATAAATTCGGGTACCAAAATCAGGCAAAAAATATCTACTTCCTTTGCGTGTTAACAACAAATGAATTAGGTCCGCCCTAACTTCTCTCTCAGGAGTTCCCGTCATCTGAACGTAATTCCCAAGTGCGCTGTCCCTAAATGGATAATCTATACCGTAAGTACTCATATTTCATAAATATTAAGAAATAAAAAATTTGGAAGTTAGAGTTTTTATTCTTATGTTTGTAAAATGAAAAAGATTATAATGATTCTGATTCTTGGGTGGTCATCGATTTTATTGTATGGACAAGACTCAATTCACACATATCATTTTTATCTACATGATAATTATACAACCCAATCCTCTCTGTATCATACGTTATTTAATGAAGTTGGGAGTTCGGATAAACTATTCCTATGGTGTTGTGATTGTATTATGTTCTACGCCCGGGCGTTCAATACATCATATAACACAATGAATTTAATATTGTTTGTGTTTCTACAACCAATTATTATTCTAATGTTGTTTCTATTGATTCTAAGACAGAGATTTAAAATAAAACGTCTTAAGCGGAAAATTCTTGCGGGTTAATTGTAAGGTTGATCTTAACCTTATCATCCTCACTTGCGGTGTCGGGATGTTCTAAATAGGCAATTTCTCGGGCCGCCCTATATGGGGTTAAATTATCTTTTTTACTTACATATGACATTTGCTGTAAATATGACATTCCCGCAAGTTCTTCTTTAGTTACAGTATATCCACCACCTTTACTAAAGTCATAAGTATCCGAAACTAAATACGTTCCATCTTTCTGTAATTGATATGTGAAAGCGCCGAGAGTAGACGCAACTTGGAAGTATGGGTCAGTTACACTTTTTGTTATAATATCTTTGGTTGACGCTCCAGTTCTATTATCAAAGGTTGATTTTATTTTTTCTCCGTAGTCACCATAATCTGTTATCCCACGTTCTTTTCTTTTACCTCTTTTTATTGCGTTTTGAATGACGTTATAAATAACACCTCTTTGTTTTTTCGTGAAATCGTTACCAGTTAAGGGGCGGGTGAAAAACATTTGGGCTACGTTTGGAGACGCTCTCCTCATAAACCCCTTAATACCCCCTTTACTCTCCCTGTCTTTCGTTGCTATTTCTTTATCCACAACGGGAGTTATTTTTTCAACTGGTGGTTTACTAACAACTGGTGGTTTACTAACAACTGGTGGTTTACTAACAACTGGTATTTTTTCTACTGGTGGTTTACTAACAACTGGTGTTTGTTTAACGGGCATTTTAATTGAAGATTTAATGGCCGCCCTTGAAGGGAATGTTCCAGCATTTGTTTTATACCTATCATTTAATCTTTTTATGGCAACGGGATATTTCACCAATGAAATCCATTTATTTTGACCCTTTCGAGTTGCAAACCACATATCATTGACTATCTTATAGTCCCAAGCCCTGTCGAAATCCGAATAAATTTTTTCTGATTGTTCAATGAGTAGCGTGTCGACAACATATTTTACTTGCGTCTCAGTTAATATAAGAGTTTTCTTAGGCATCTTGGGATAAATATTATATAAATATTACCCTAAACTAAAAACGTGATAAAAGTAATCACCACGTTTTAAATCTCAACATAATATCGTTAGATTCTGTTATGGTCTTTCAACCAATGTTCTAAGTATGAGATATCATTACTAACAAACCCATCAAAACAATCAGCTTGAAAGTCTCTGACCAATCTTGCCAGGTCTGTGATTGTTAGAAAATACCCTTTTACAAATTTTTCCTCGAACTCAAACCCTCTTAAATTTAGTAGTTCTTTCTTTTCTATTCTTGTTTCTTCGACAATCATATCTACTAAAAGGTTTTCACCGTCAAAGTATATTCGCCCAAAGGTAAATGGTCTTCTTTAACCAGATACATTCTTTTCTTTCCAGCGAAATAAAATTCAAGTAAACTCGCCAATTTTAAATTAGAATACGTTGAGGACAATTTATCTTTCCCCAGTAAGATCTGAACAGCGTCAGACCTGTGCATTTCGAAAAACGGTTCTTTCATAGGTTTTTTTGTTTAATTATTAGTTTATACCTTTGGTGAAAATCAGAGTCAATTAACTCCTCCAAATAATCAACGACTTGTTTTTGTTCGTCTCTAACATCTTCATCAGTATACGTCCCGTCGTCTTCAGACGTATATTGAACCTCAAATTTTAATAATCTTCTCATATTATCCACATTTTGAATTTCCACATGATACACAAATTAAACACCCTTCTTTAAATTCAAGGTGTTCACTTCCACAATCTGGGCATTTTCCCTTACCCTTTTCACCATCTTTGATATACTTCTTAATAACCCGAGCGACACCATTTTTCCATGTGTTGATGTTGTCCTCGGTAAAGTTCAAGGAATCCACCAGATCATAAACATATACAATCGGCATACGTTGACGTAATACACCCGACACCAATTTCGCATAGTTCCAAAATTCAGGGTTAAATGCGTGATTTAACCCATGATGAACCTGTTTTTCCCCATCACTATCAACATATTCAATGTCGTATCTCTTAACTTTAATAGTCTTCCCATCGGCATCAACAGAATCAACAAGATTTTTTACCACTTCACACTCTTTTACACTAAGGGGTAGATTACTTAACCCGTTCTCGAATTTTCCTGTGAATATTTCATAGGGTCTTCCGTCTCTTAATCCAACAACACCAATCCATTTCTCCAAGTTATTCTGGAAACGATGGATGTCGGCTTTTAATCTCTTAGGTCTTTTTGCGACGTGAATTTCAGTAGGAACATCCTTCTTTTCATCAGCACTAACCAAAACCCCACTTCTACATCCATCACGATATACTGTGAGACCTTTACAACCACTTCTCCAACCTATCTCATATACTTTAGAAACGATCTCTTCAGTTGTATCTTTTGGTAGGTTTACTGTGACTGAAATGGAATGATCGACGTGTTTCTGTATCCTACCTTGCATTTCCACCTTTTTAACCCAATTAACATCATTTGAGGTCGCTTTATAATATGGGGACTGTGGAACGATTTTTTCAATAATTTGGTTGATTTCCATTTGTTTAACTTCGTCAACGTCATATCCATTATGATCCAACCACATTTCAAAGTTATGGTGGAAAACAGGGTATTCTTGCCACGAAACACCTTCTTCATCAACAAAATCGACCCGGGAATCCTTTTCTTGTGGATTAATTTTTCTACGTCTCTTATATACAGGAAGAAAAACCGGCTCAATCCCTGATGTAGTTTGGGTCATGATACTCGATGTTCCAGTCGGAGCGATCGTCAACAGGGCGATATTTCTACGCCCGTACTTCACCATTTCTTCATATAATTTTGGGGATTCTTCCTTAATACGGAGAATAAAGGGGTTATTCGCTTCATTTTTTACGTCGAATATCGGGAAAGGCCCACGTTCTTTCGCCATAATAACACTTGAACGATACGCCTCCAATTTCAATGTTTGATGTACCGCTTCACTAAATATATTTGATTCGTCAGTTCCATATGTAAAACCTAAAGCCGCCAACATATCACCTTCACCTGTAACGCCGAGACCTGTTCGACGACCCCTGATGGTTTTATCTTTAATCCTAACCCATAGATTACGTTCGACCAATTTTAATGATTCATCTTCTGGGTCCGAATCGATTTTCGCTATAATCGCATCAATTTTTTCAAGTTCCAAATCAATAATATCATCCATATATCTTTGAGCTATCCGTACATCTTTCCTAAATAATTCCCAATCAAAAAACGCATCCCCGGCCACAGGGTCGTTGTGATAAAACGGATTTTTCACATAACCAAATAAATTCAACGCCAACAACCTACAACTATCATCAGCGCAAAGTGGAATCTCACCACATGGATTAGTGCTAATTGTTTTAAAACCTTGGTCAGCATAACAATCAGGGATACTCTCTTTTATTATTTTGTCCCAAAATAAAATACCGGGCTCGGCTGATTTCCACGCATTATAGATGATTTTTTTCCAAAGTTTCTGAGCATCAATTTCTTTTGTGTATTTTGGATTAACACTATCAACCGGGAATTGTTGGACATACATCTTTCCATTCATTGCGGCTTCCATGAACTCATCATCCAATTTCACCGATATATTTGCTCCTGTAACCGTACCTGAAAGTAGTTTTGCGTCAATAAATTTTTCCGAATCGGGATGTTTAATTGAGATACTTTCCATTAAAGCGCCTCTACGTCCATCTTGGGCAACTTCCTTTGTGCTTCGAGAAAATCTCTCCATAAATGGAACAACGCCAGTACTGGTAATTGCGCTATTTTTCACAGGACTCCCTGCGGGGCGAACAAATGATAAATCAGTTCCAACACCACCACGTCTTTTTTCAAGTTGAACCAATTCTTGATCAAGCTTCATGATCCCACCATAACTGTCACTATTACCCTCATTGCCGATTACAAAACAATTTGATAAAGATACCACTTGAAAATGGTTTCCTATCCCTGACATTGGTGACCCTTGTGGAATTATTCGTTTAAAATCTTTTAATGTCTCAAATATTTCGACTTCACTCAATGGATTGGGGTATTTTGATTCGGCTCTTGCGAGCTCCTTCGCAATTCTCCAATGCATATCATCAGGGGTTAATTCATAATAATTTTTATCGTCTTTTAAACAATATTTTTTCCTCCAAACATCAGCGGCGAGCTCGTCACCGTTAAAATATTCCAAAGCGGTGACCATCACCTCCTCTTTTGTGTAGATCTTGCGTTCTTGTTCAATCATAATATTCGTAATAGTTTTAGTCATTATGTTCCTCTAATTGTAACGCCCTCATTGCTTTGTACGCTTCTACGGCTCTACGTTTTTTCTCTTCTGGACTCATTTCTTTAACCTCTTCAGTATTGTCCGATGGCGCTGGGTTTAAAACCTCATTTACAACATCATTTGTAACATCACTTTCACCCTCATATCCCTCAATCTCATGTTTTAATTCTGTAAACCCATGTTTTAATTCTTTCTTTTTCTGTAAAAGAATTTCGATGTCAGATTCAACTTTGAGTTTTTCTTTTTCTTTTCTTGCCTTATAAACGTCGATAGCTCTCTGTTGTTTTTCTTCCGCCCTTTGTTCAGCGTGCCCTAAAAGAGTATTTTGAGTATCTGTGTCAATTTCTAACATTTCATTGTTAAATAAACAATTAGTGAAAACGATTCCATCCTTACCGATACGTGATTTAAGCAATGTAACGGTGGCCAGATTATTTTCCTTTTGTTCGAGAGTTTTACCCGCAGATATTACAACATGGCCGATCTGTGCTTTCTTAATTGATCCACCCATTTGGTCGGTTGTAACAACTTCTGATGCGATACTTTCCCGATTTCCTTGGGTTGCCGTCCATATGGCGAGATCAAATTCGTCGGTCATGGATTCAAGACTCCTCATGATTGCCCCTTCACCCTTCCATTCTTCACCACCATTCATTGTCCCTTCACTTGAGATACAATCAATATAGTCAAGAACCAACAAATCCGTCTTGAACCCTTCTGATTCTAACTTCCTAATTTTGTTTTTGATATCGGCAACAGTTACACCAAATGCGGGTAACTTGATGAGCTTCAACTTATTCTTTCTTTCAATATTCAAGTGATTCATGAATTCGACGATATCTACTTTATGTTTAGGCTGATCGTCCGAAACAATACCTGTCCATATAGTATAATGTTTCCTTCTAATATCTCGAATATTGTCTTCAAAAAATATCTGTAAAACATTTGCCCCAACCCCATAAGCAGAGTTGGCCATTTTGGTTAACCATGTGGTTTTACCAATACCCGTTGGCGCCAGAAAGAGCGCCATCTCTCCCTTAGCAATACCACCTTTAAGAAGTCTATCCAACCCAGGAATTCCAGTTGGGAATGGAACACGGGATTCGTCTTCCAATGAGTCCAATACATTATCACAAATATCCTCCACATCATGGGTGGTTGCTCCTACCTGTAACGCCTTTTGTATCTTTCCTTCGATTTTATCATATTCTTCGAACTCTCCTTTATTCATTATCTCCTCAGATTCCTTTAGAGCCTTTTTCAAGACCTGTTGGCGACAAAAATTGAGGGAAGTTTTTTTGACATATGGGGCGTCCCCGCCATCTAGTTCCTTCTCTTTGATTGATGTTAATGTGTCGATATGTATTTTACATGTCGTGTCACTATTTTCCGCAAGGATTTTTTGGGTTAATGTTTCGTAATTAGGAATAATACCAAATGAAAGATAGAGTTCTTTAATATTCTCCATCAAATACTTAAAGTATGGGCCATCGAAATATTTACTGTCTATAACATCGATGATCGTGACAGCGAATTTTTTGTCTTCTATAATTGTTTTTAGTAAGGACTGTTGGAAGGTAGTCCCTAAGTACCCAAAATTTTTCTCATTCATGTTTTTACTCCTATCTTAACACATAACCCAGGTAAGATTTATTCAATTCCCTTGAAGACAACACATTGGTTAAATCTCCCAGAATTTTTCTAACTTTTGGTCGAATATCCACCGCATATCTCACCTTTGGATGATATATATGCCCGGGAAATATTCTAGAAATAAATACGGCATCCCCTAGCTTTATTTCTAATATAAAGTATTCTTCTTTATACTTTTCTCGTTCTTCTACCCGCTGTTCTTCAGTGACGAATTCGGGGTTTAAACTCATGATTTCCAAGGTTTTATCTTTTAAATCGGCAGAAATCTCCTCACAAATCTCTGTGACAGATTCATAAAGATCGATGGAGTTTTTCGCTGCGGGATTGTAATGACTAACATTGAAAAATCTCTGTATCACGATGTTGCTCTCAAGTTTTAAAATAAACTCGAATTTTGTAATGTCCTGATTTTGCATAATTTTATTTTTTTAAAAATTTTAATTGTTTTTTGTTTTTTTCTTTTCTCGTTAATTTGAGGAAAGGATTAAGAAATTTAATCCACGCATCATCTGATTTTGGTAACACATTGAATAGACCGTCCTCCATCATCATCTTCATTGTGTTTTTGTATGACCGTCCTTCTGGGTCAAGATTTTCGTTAATTATTTCATATATTCCTTCTTTTGCCTCTTCTGTTAAAAATGGATCGTCTAAACTTACAATAGTATTATTGATGTCAAAGAATTCGTCACCAAAAACTCCATATTTGGTTACCCCTGTGATTAGGTTTTTAACAATTTTACTTTCCTTATCCTGTTCAAATAGAAAATTTGTCTTGTATCGAACATAATCCAAGGTTAATGGTTGGGTTTCGATTTCAGGGAAGAGACCCTTGAGGGTTTTAATCCCCATTCCTTTAATACCTGCGATATCGTCAGAATAATCCCCACATAACATTTTAACCAAACTGATGTTCTCAATTAAAACCTCCTCCTTATCGTATACAAAAGACTCTTTTGGTCCGTATAATTTCCGGTGAGAAGGGTTATATAACCGTACCTTATCATTAACGAGTTGAGCCATATCACCGTCTGATGAATAAACAATTTTTTTCTCACCAGGAGTACTTTGACAGTAGTATGCTATGCAGTCGTCTGTTTCACAGTATGGGTATTCACCCTGTCTGACATATACTTCTTCCAAGTACTGTTTAATCCTATTTCTCTGATAGTCATAGGACTCTATTTCGTGTTCTGTTTTGAGTCTGGATTTCCTCGACTCTTTGTAGTGACTGTAAATTTTCTTCCGGGCGGCGGACCCATCCTTTCCATCCCAAAATACTACGATTTTATCTAAGCGATAGTTATCGAATGATAATCGAAGGGTATTAAGGAAATGATATATTCCCCCAATATGTTGTCCCTTGTAAAAGTAATTTTTAACTCCGTAAAAACCGATTGTTAACAGATTATCTCCGTCAACCAATAAGGTTAGCATTTGTTTTGTTTTATAGGTTACTAATCGTCTCCTGCTTCCATTACGATCTGTACATCACCATCTAAAGGATTAACTCCTAGTCGTTCAGTAATGTAAGTCGCCGCGGATTTTGTGTACTCCGCAATTGATTTCTTTTCATCTGCTGGGTCTCGACCCTTCATGAATCCATGCGCCGTTACCAAAATCTTTCCATCTTCATAACCCAAACCATTCACATGATTTTTCATTACACTAACTTTCGTTCTGGTTGCGATTTTAACTTTTCTACCATCTTTTGTGATTGATATCTTAGTGATGCCGGCGTTTTTCTGATTTCCAAATAAGAAAACCATGGTTGAGTTTAACCATACCGCCTCACCACCTTTTGCTTTAATCTTTGGTTGTCCGTATGGATTGTCGGGTAATTCAACCCATGGTTGGTTAGCGATAACCAATGTATTAGTATGTGTCTTATCTGTCCTTCTTGAACCAGTAATTCTCTGATTCAATCCCATTCCAATTTTATCTGCCAATGTTGATGCGTTATGCTGTTTTCCACCCTTACCTTCAAAGGTCATTTTACAAGGAACAGACCCGACGGAATCCCATAGGAAACATAAGTCATAGTCCAATTCACCTTTATCCTGAGCATCCAGTAAAGAGTTTGCATAATCTGTAATTTGTTCAATATAATCAAAGTGGTTATTGAAAAGGAAAAAACCATCCCATTCAGAACCCCCAGATTCTTTGTGAACGACTCTCTGACAATCCAAACCCATAAGTTGGGCATGGTCGAAAGTCCATTTTTGTTCAGTAATAAGAAAAACGGGTAGGATTCCCTTTTTCTGTGCGTCAATTGCTGTGTTTATTAATGCTGTCGTTTTTCCTGTGTCCGAATGACCAAGTAACATGTTTAAATGTCCCATGGCGGGGCCAGGTACACCACAAGCGTCTAGAAACGCATCCCCCAAGTCAAAAAACCTATCAGGCTTAAATGATGCTTCTTGAGAATATTTTGATTTAATTGCTGAAAAGTCTTTTTTCTTGATGGCCATATTTTTCTTGTTAACTTCTTTTATTAAACTACCGATAATCGTCCGATCCATAATAGTAATCGGACGATTATCGGTAGATTGGTACTAGAATGGGAGATCCTCATCGGGTTCATTATCATCCTGTGGGTCTTCAACCGGAGGAACGGCTACTGAAGTCGAAGGCGTTCCTGAATCGCCACCACCAATGGTTTCTTCCGCAGTTGAATTTGACACCCAACCTTTCTTGTCGTTATCCCACCTTGGGGTTTCACCGTTGGCTACCATTTCAAGGTAATCCTCGGTTTTCTTTGCATAAACGTCTGACCACACTAACGGATCTTCGATCCATTTTGCTGCGGTTTCTCCGTCTGTATGCAATGGTGTGGGGTCTTCCTGAATAATTGAGCTGATTGTTGTGTATTCTTTACCGTTATTGGATTTTGCCAATGTTAAGGAAAGAACAAGGTCTCTACCCGTTGCAGGGTCGGTAACGTCACCTTTCGTTCTGAAAATAGGCCAGATTTTGTCAAGAATTCCTTCCTGCTTGGAGTTATGTTTAAACCTCCAGAATTTTGGCCCGTCTTCTTCTAAATCTCGGTCGATGACTTTAACGATATAGAATTTACGAGCTCTGTAAGATCTAGAGAGGTCTTTGTCCTCTTCCCTTCCAGTCGCTTCAAGACTATCTTTCACTTCGTTTAATGGTGATCGTTTTCCTTCTTGCTTCGGATCCCATAATTTAAGCCATTTTCCATCCACCTGTATTTCATGGAAATAAACCTCCACAAATGGGCTTCCCCCGTCTTCAGTCGGGAGGATTCTGATTCTTTTTTCACCTTCTGTTTTACCATTCGGTAAAATAGTGGTGAAATACTTTTTCATTCTCTCTTCCTGACTCTGAAATTTGCTGCTTCCAGCGTTTTTGTTCTTTTCGTACTGTGCTTGTACTGATTCAAATGTTCCCATAATGTTTAAAAATTTAATTGTTTATAAAACGTATTATTGTGATAAAATATAAATAAAAAAAGCGTGATAACAAAATCACGCCTCAATTATTTTAATAATATATGTAAAAAAAATATGTTTTCCATTCTAATGATTGGGCCCCGCCCGATGTTTTCTGTTGCCGTATACGGCTAATTGTCTTTATATTAATCTGCTGCTTGGGGATTGAATGATTTCATCATATCATATTTCCCGTAGTTTTCAACATCGCCCTTTGTAAGGACATATTCGTTCTTGCCTGTTTTCCTCATCTCCTCTTGTTTCTCATTGAAGAATTCGGTTGGTTTGGTATTAAAAGGATATGAGTCTAAAGATCTCATTTCAAGTTTCTCAACAGGTGTTTTTGGTTTGGATGCCTGAATTTCGACTCCCAATTGGTCGATCTTAGCTAACACATTGTCCATGTCACCTAATTTAGCCTCTAACTCACCTAATTTACTGAAAATGTCATCCATTTTCTGAATTTCGCCCGGATCTTCCTGTTTAGGTTCGTCCATATTTTTTTTAACGTCTTTAATCATATTGACTAAATCAGTTATATCAACTTCTTCAGTTGTATCGTCTGCTGTCGATGGGTCGGCTTCGAGTGATGCGTCACCTTCAGGTGGCAAACCTTCCCCAGGTAATGGCTCAGCTGGTAAGTCGGCGCCCCCACCAGGAAGTGGTTGTTCGCCAGCCACAGGAACCGCATTAGGGTCTTCCACTGGTGGAATAGCATTTGGGTCTTCAGGCGCTGGTGGTGGGGCTTGCTCAAAGAGATAGTTGGTGTAACCATTAATTTCTCGGAATCTTTTAAGCCCGTTGTCGGTTTTTGAATTTGTATTTTTCATATTTAATCCTGTAATAGTTGTCTACCGTCTTCGATAATGTATTTTTTATTGATACGTTCAACTAAACCATCTTTTGATCTGATGACAAAACATTCACCAGTTTCTCGATCACATACAGTTTGTTCTTTTCCGGGCATCATTTCGTCGTCCATGACTGTTGTAGACTCTAGAAACGTGTCTAATACTTTGTTTGTGTTTTCCATAAAAGTGTTTTTAATTAACTATAAATATCGCGAAATTTGTTAATTTCACTTTGACATTCTGAAATAGACCACTTGACCGTCTTTTAAACCAAGTTTTAGTTTCAGATAAGGTGAAAGACCAATCCCATACCCTGATATTGCTGGACCAATATTAATTGGACCCTCATATACACCAGTGAGGAAATTAACACTATTGTCAATTGTTATTATTTCTTTCTTCTGTAATCGTGGGTTTAAAAACTCAGTTGTTTTATATGTATGTACGATCTTATCTGGTGTAACAAATGTCATTAATGGTGGTCCACCTGTGATAAATTTACTTGAATAATACACCGCTTTTTCAACGTTTTTAATATCCCCCCATGTTACGATTTTAGGTGATCCCGCATGACCCGACGTTAGATTTGAGATGATGCTCATAGCTGTATCATCATTGATTAGGTAATTTGGTCCACCCATTTCGATTGCCACCGCTCGTAACCAATACTCATCACGTCTTCCAGTATATGGTGAAATTGGTGTTGCTCTATATCTTACTTTTTGAATATATAATTCGTCATTCTTTCCATTATATGGAATTCCATAATCAGTAATGTCGGCTTCATTAAGAAGTTTTTCTCCGTCGAACTTGATACTTCCTGGGTCGGTTGTGTAAGCGTTCCCTTTTCCGTCGACTAACGTTATTGCAGTTCCAGTGTTTCCTGCTAATTGTTTCGTATCGGCAGCAACTTTTACTCGAGCACTCGTAATGATCCTATCAAATAATGGACGATAACTTGCCAAGAACGAATCCGTTGGGTTCGGTAATGACTCCTGTGGAATTCTCGTTCCCTTAAAGGATGTCTCAATCCCCGTAGTTTTAATATTATGTGTTACTTCGGTAATTAGATATGACCCCCTGAATAATGGGATATTTTTGACATAAAAATACATGGTTGGTTGTATCATCACATTACCCATACAGGTCACCTTACATTGATATGACGATTGACGATATATGTTGAACAATCCGATGTCTATTTGTGATGTACTCGAACCTGTTTCATTACGTCCAAGTCTTTCCAACACTTCGAAGGATTCTGACGTATTTCTCAATGTAGCCTGATCCAACTCCACACCCTTAAAAATCGATTGGTTCTGATCACCGAAACTAACTTCAAAGGCTACCACTTTATTCGATTTAGTGAAATCGGTCTTAGTAAAGACATCCGGAGATACAATAATTGGATTGTTATTCACGTCACCAATATCGAACCCATCATTTTTATACATGTACTTCTTATTTATATCTGACAACTCAGGATGTTTAGACGTTGGCCCTACATATTGTAAAATAACCTTTGGCCCCGAATCTTGTGTGTCAACCTCTAAAAATGCTCCAAACATTGACTGTGCGACGGTTTTCGATGGCATTGTTTTTAATGAATTAGTATAGTTCGATCCATAAAAATTAACATATGCGGGAAGTGCTCTGATATCGATACCTGAGTCATGTACGAGTAAACCAATTAAACTAAACAAATTAATTTTAGCGTTTCCATCTTCGGCCAATCTGGTTAATTTTTGCATATCAATGAAAAGGTCGTTCCCTATATCCCTATTGGCTTTATCTAAGAATAGAAACTCCTCCAATAATGTTCTTTGACCAATTGAATTTCCCGCTGTCCACTTGTCATTAAAAGATTTGAAGTAATTATATAGTTCTAATTTAATCGGATCGTCATTATATCCTCTTTGTTGTGTTGCAACATCTGCCGTTGTTGGAATTTCTAGATCCTTTTGAATTCTCTCAATTAATTGCGTTAAGTACGTGAATAATCTTGTATCCTGTCCACCAACACCAGTGGTTTGATTTTTTGTTATACGATTCCCAGCTGAATTCACATAATTCGGGGAAATTAGATTTTCTTTCAAATATTCTACAAATTCCACCTTTGTTGGCGACACTCCTGTCACCCTCAACCCAGCATATATGTAAACCAATTGTCTAAACTGTTTGATATTCTCGGCGCTTGGGTAAATGTCCATAACTTCAAAGAAGTTTTTATAATATGTGTTCCCATCCAAATCCTCACCAAGATAAAGTTTAATGTTATTATCCTCATCGGGGTCGGTACTATAAGAGTCGGTAGAGAAATTTTGTACATTAACCCCCGTAAACCCACCTAAAACGTAATTATCGATTTCCCTTGGGTTAGCTAATACAATTTTCACAAGATTACTTGGAGATAATAGATCATTTGTTATAGTGACATGGTTAGTTGTTTGTCTCTTTTTAATTTCGCTCATCAATTTAGAGACATCATTCATTGTTGAATCCGAATTGGATTTCGTTACAGTACTAATTGCCTTTAACAAATCTTGGAACTTAGGATAGGGAACATCATATGGTATATATGTAATTTCTTGGTTAAGTTTTTCGCTCGCAAAGTTTAAAAATGCCTGTTCAAAGATATCTAAAATATCGGGTTTGAAGGTTGCGATTAAATCAACGACCTTTCTATAATTTACAGATAAAGAATTTCCAGATAACGCATAGTCCCCCGTTGTTACATCTTTACAATACTCAGAATATTCAGGAAA